ATTTAATTCTACCCGTAATGATGTTGCATACTTCAATGCTAGACAATCAGTAGGTGTTGGAACAACTGCAGGTAGTAGTATTACTGTTGATTATGTTGTAGGAGAAACAACTACAGAGACACCAATTTTAACTAGAACGATTTATATTCCAAATCACCCATTTAAGACTGGTCAAGAATTAACATTTACAAAGAGAGGAACTGCTTCATCATTGGTTGTAGGTGATAGTGATCAACCAACCAATTTGTTTAATATTCCAAATGTCACTACTGATACCTCTACTGTTTATGCCATTAATAAGGGCGAAAACTATGTTGGTCTTGTAACCGAAAGAACTTCAATTGGAAGTACAAGTGAAGGTTTATTCTTCCACGGTAATGGATCTGATGACTTTGAATATCTTTTAGAGACTAATCATACTCAAGTTACAGGTGATATTAATAAAATTACTTCAACAATAGTTACTAAGATTGGAATTGCAAACACTACAACACATGGATTGAGTAATGGTGATGTTGTTAATTTAAATGTTGTGCCTAATTCTGTTGTTGGACTTGGATCTACCGCACCGTTAGGACTAACATTTGATTCTGAATTTCAAAAGTTATTAGTTAATAGTGTTGGATTTAATTCAACTGGTATTAATACTGTAACTTCTTCAATAACATTAAATGATCATGGATATAAAACTGGAGATAAACTCTTATACAGTGGTACAGATATTTTTGGTAATGATGATCCAGCAGAGGGATTAACACAACCTTGTTATTATGTTTATGAATTAGGTTCAAATGAGTTTAGATTAGGTGAAACTTTAACTGATGTGGAAGTTAATCCACCAAGATTAGTTGGAATTACATCAACTGGTGGTCAAAAGCATGTACTTTCATTAGTTAATCCTCAAATTAGATCTATAAAAAATTCTAAATTATCATTTAATGTTTCTGATAGTAGTTTAAGTGGTTATGATCTTAAATTCTTCTATGATAATAATTTTGAGAATGAATTTATTAGTTCTCAAGATAGCAGTGTATTTAATAGAACAGGTGTTGGTACTGTTGGTGTTGGATCAATGTCTACAGTATCTCTTACGTTTAGTAAGACCACACCTACATCAATATTCTATGCAGTAGAAAATGCTGGTTATATTAGTACAGCAGATCCTCTAGTTAAAAATTATTCTGAAATTAAATTTGTTGATAGTGTTTACAGTGGATCTTATAGAGTTTTTGATATCACTGCAGATACATTCAAGATTTCTCCAAGATCTGTTCCAGAACTTCTTTCATATAAAGAAGACCAGTGCGAAACAATAGAATATTCTACAGAATCAAAAACTGTTACTGGTCCAATTAAAGGTATTAAGGTAATTTCTAAGGGATTTGATTATAAGCGTATTCCTAAATTTGCATCTGTTAAGAGTTTAAATGGTAAGAATGCAAACATTGTTGCACTATCAACATCAATTGGAAGAATTGGTGATGTTAGAATTGTTGATATTGGTTATGAGTATCCATCAGATAAGACTCTAAATCCAGAAGCATTTGTATCTCCTGTTATTAGAATTGACAATGTAGATACTATAAGTGGTATTAATGTAATTGACGGTGGTAGTGAGTATCTCTCATCACCTGATATAATCGTTTATGATCCAGAAAGTGATAACGTTGTAGATGAAACTTCTGCACTTGCAAATACTCCTAATCAATCAATATCAACCATTGAGATTATTGCACCAATACAGGGATTGAATTCTGTAAATCACAGAGTTGTTGCAATTAATAACTCAAATGGTATTGGTATTAATTCAATGGCAGGTAGTTTCTCAGGAATTATCACATGTACATTAGAAACACCAATAACTGGATTTAATACTCCACCTTTTGCTAATGGTGATGAAGTATTTGTTGAAGGTGTTCAATTATATGGTGAAGCTGGTATTGGAACTCAAAGTAATAGTGGATCTGCAGGTATTGATACTGGTGGAACAGGATATAATTCTAAGGATTATCAATTCCAGTTCTTTAAAGTAGAGAATTATACAAATTCAAATCCAGCAGTAGTAGAATATAGTGTAGCTGGATTAACAACAAATCCAGGTGTTGCAAAAACATTCCAATCTGGATATGCAAATATTATAAACAAATCAAACTATCCTATATTTGAAGTAGTTCAGGAAAGAGGTAAATTCTTACTTAATGAGAATTTACTACTTGAAGAAAATGGTTTATTCCTTTTAAAGGATTTGGTTGTTGTAGAATCTAGAGAAGATTTTATTAAAATTGATGGTACTTATGATATACAGATAGGAGATAGACTTAAAGGTTCTAATAGTAATGTTAGTGCGACAGTTACTTCTATTGTTGGAAATAGAGCTAAGTTTAAAGTAGATTATTCTAATAAACAGGAATATGGATGGATTGATAATATTGGTAAATTGGATGAAGATTTCCAAGTTCTTCCTAACAACGATTATTATCAAAATCTTTCATATTCTATTAAGAGTCCAATTACTTGGGACAAATTAGTTGATCCTGTTAATAGATTAGTTCATCCATCAGGTCTCAAGAATTTTGCTGATGTTGGTATAACTTCTAGTGTTAGTGTTGGTATTGGAACTACAATTCAAGCAACACCAGTTATAGTTGTTGATATTTTAGATGATAAGAGAGTTGATACTATAAACAACTTTGATCTTGCAAGAGATTATGATGCTAGACCAGAAAATGATCCAACAAAGTCTAAATTTGTTACTTTTGATAACATAAAATTAACTGATTATACAAAATGTAAATCAAATAGAGTTTTACTTCATGATGATATTAGTGATAGATTTTCAAGTAAAGGATATCAAGATTCATTTACTGAAATTGAAGAAGTAGAAAATGATTTCACAAAATATCTAATTCAAATAACAAATGCTGATACTTATGATGTTCAGTTTAATGAATTAACAGTATTAACTACTACAACCAATGCATTTTTAGTTGAGAAGTCATCAGATTTCTCAAATATGAAATTGGGTGATTTTACAGCAACTTCTGATATATTTGGAAGAAAAAGTTTATTATTCACTCCTACAGATCCAAATGATCGTGATCATGATATAAAAGTTCTTAAAACTGAATTTACAAGTAATGCAATTAGTTCTGGATCACAATCAATTGGCAGTATTGATATTACTGGTATTAATGTTAAGGCTGCTATTGCCAGCACTGATACAAATAACAATATTATAGGATTTACAACAACAACAATTGTAGAATTCCCAGAAACCGATTTTAATGGTTTTGTTGCTGATGTATTACTTCAGGATGAGATTACTAAAATTATCAATTATGGTGAAGTAACTGTTGATTTTGATGGTACTAATATCTACTATGCAGAAACATATGTAGATACTTTAAATTCTACTTACAGTGCATCTAAAGTTGGTATTCTAACTGCAAGATATGAATCTGGAAAGATATACTTAGAATGTGAAAATCAAACCAAAAAACTTATTAATGTAAGTGCTAACGTTGTTGGGTTAGGAACTACCACGGCTGGTATATCAACTTATCGTTATTCTGTTCCTGGTCAACCAGGTGGTTCAGAAAGAAGTGCTAGATTAGAGTCATTATACAAAACTGGAACTTCAACTCCAATTTTAGTTACTAGAATTGATAAGAGAATTGATAGTTCTGTTAAATCTGTTGTAAGAGTTTGCAATTCAATGCAACAATCTGCAATGCATCAGGTTGTTACTTTACAAGATGCAGGTGATGTTACAACAATTCAATATCCATTTATAGGATCATCTAATACTGGAATAGGTACTTTTGGTTCTGTTACAAGTGGGGATCTTGTTGATATTAATTTCTATCCAGATACATCTGAAACATCATTAATTGAAGTTCAATCATTCAATACAGTGTTTAATACTGTAAATGATTTTGTAAATACTCCAGATCCACTTAATATTGGTCCAACATCAAGAGAATTATTCCTATCTGCTTATGATGGTAAAAATGGTGATAGAGCAAATAAGGTTAATTTTGAACTAAAACATGAAGGTATCCCAATTTACAGGAAAGTATTTAATCCTGCGGATACAACTCAATTAGAAAAACATAGCGGTCAATTTACTATTGCAGATCATTTCTTCAATGATAATGAAGAACTAACCTATAAACCTGGTTCTAGTTTTGTTGGAGTTGGTGCAACAGCAGTTTCTATAGCATCTACAACAAACAATGCTGGTCTTGTAACAACTATATTACCAGAAACTGTGTTTGTTAAGGTGATAGATGAAGATAAATTTAAATTATACAGTAGAAAAGAATATATTACTGCTGGTGTTGCAATAACCTTCACTGGTGTTGGTGAAGGTAATGCACATACATTGGATATGAATAAGAAACTATCCAAGACTGTTATTGGGTTAGATGGAATTGTTCAGCAACCAATTACATTTACTACTATTGAACATCATACAAGAGATGCTATTGGTGCTGGAACTTCACAATTTGTTCTTAGTGGTATTAGTTCTGTTCAACCTAGAGATGTTATAAAGATTGGTGAGGAATATATGAAGGTTGAGCAAGTTGGTTTCTCCAGTTTGCCAGAAGGAATAATTAATGATTCTAAAGACGTTTCGCTAGGTATATCCACTTTACCAGTGGTTAAAGTTAGAAGAGGATCTTTGGGTATAGGAGCAACTCCACACGCTGGTGTAAGCACTGCTATGGTTCATAGAGGATCATTTAACCTTGTTGATAGCACTGTATGGTTCTTAGATCCACCAAAAGGAAATACAAGAGAAAGAAGAAATGATACAAACTTACCTTATGTAAAGGCAGAATTTAGTGGAAGAACCTTCTTAAGGAGTAATTATGATACAAATATGGTATTTGATGATATTTCTGATGTATTCACAGGAATAGGAAAAACTTATACTATGACTGTTGGTGGTGCTAATACAATAACAGGTGTTGGTATTGGAAACGGAATATTATTCATTAATGGTGTATTCCAAACACCTCTTACATTTAATAATGCAGGTAATAACTACGAGTTTGATACAGACACTAATGTTGGCATTTCTAGTGTTGTATTTACAGGAATTACCTCAGAAAATGGAACTCCAATGCAATCGGAGTTTGATATTAATCAAAACCAATTACCAAGAGGCGGTCTGATTGTTTCTATGGGATCAACACCTGGTCTTGGATATGCTCCTCTTGTTGGTGCAACAGTTAAAGCAAATCTAAAAGATAATACTAATTTATTTGCTGCTGGTTCTATTACTGATGTTGTTGGAGTTGGTACATCTTCAAAATATAGTTTAGGTATTCAAACTGCTGCTTATGATAATAAAACTGGAATTATAACAGTTACTACCAATACTACTCATGGTTATGCTCTTGGATATCCACAAACTGTTCATCTTAAGGATTTAGAATTTAAATGTCCAACCAAAGATGTTGGTACTCCTGTTACTGGTGGAACTGTATATGACCCATCAACTGGCGAATTAACAATAAAAATCGTTAATCACGGTCTTCAGACGGGTGATGCTATTAAATTTAAGAAAGAATCTCTAGTATTCAGTTGCACCTTTGGTAGTGGTGGAAGTAAATCTTATCCTAGAGAAACTGATCCTGCATTTGACAAGTATCTTTATATTGATACTGTAACTCCAGACACATTCAAGGTCAATGTTTTATTAGGAACCACACCAACAAACACAGATCCACATACATTTGTATCTGCAATTGCCAATGCAGTTCAAACTCTTAACTATGTCGGTATTACAACTTCAATTTTCCAAGATCATGAAAGAGCATTACCAGTAGTTGGTATTATATCCGACAGAACATTTGAAGTTCAAGTCGGAATGACTACTATTCCCCATACTTATCACGGTGGTGGATATACATATGAATTCTTCAATGATCTAACATTTGGTTCTGGATATAGAGATCCTGTTTCTGTTATTGTTAGTGATATAGAATTTGATCATAAATTTGTCTCATCTAGTGCAAATTCAATTGTTGCTAATACAACAACTAATTTTACACCATCAACTGCTGATTATATTTCATCTACTGGTGATTTAATATTAACAATAGGTAATAATCATGGATTATCACAAGCAACTTTACATGATATAAATGGTGCTACTTATAATCCAGCAACTGGAGTAGTGACAATTACTGCAGGTGTATTGACTAATGGTCATGGTTTCTCAAATGGTGATTATATTAAGATAGCAGATAATTCAATGACCTTCACTTGTGATATGGATGGTAATGTATCTCAGAAGACTTATCCTAGATCTTCCGATCCTATAAGTGGAAAGTGGATTAGTATTAGTGGTGTAACTCAATTTACATTTGATATTAATGTTGGGACATCACCTGGAGTATCATTTACACCTTCTAATGCACATTATGATCCAGTTACAGGTTTGATGGAATTGGTAATAGGTGCTCACACTCTAAGACCAGGTACAAGTATCAAACTTGCAACTGAATCTATCAAATTCATGTGCGATGTAGATAACAACAGTGCTGAAAAAGCATATCCAAGGGCAACAGATCCTTTCAATGATACTGCAATCAAGATTCAATCTGTTACAGATACATCTATTACAATTCAAACCTTAACTACAATACCATCAACAAATATAACAAAACATACTTTCTCTAGTGCTAATCCGAATGCAGTAACAACTGGTGGAAATTATACCCATGCATTTGTTAGTAATCTAGATGTTGCAAAACAAGCATTATCTAGAACAACTGATACTGTTACAATTGTAACGGATTCTTTAAACTTTACTTGTTCTAGAGATAATCATAATAGTATTCATCCATATCCAAGATCAACCGATCCATCTGCTGGTCAGACATTAGGAATTGATAATGCTACATCAAATACAATTACTATTAATGTTGGATCTGGTGGAGGTGGTGGAACTGGTGCTGTTATTGAAACAAAAGTTGCAACTAATAAGCATAAATTTGAAAGTTCTCAAGCAAATAGCGTTACAGTTTCCTATGGAACTACAACTATAACAGGTGCAACTTATGAACCATCAACTGGTGAATTAATTATTACTAGTAATAATCATAATGTTAGTGGTGCTTCTACCATAACACCAACAAATGCATCTTATGTTAAGAATACTGGAAATCTAACTCTAACTAAAACGAATCATGGATATCAAGTTGGTGATAAGATTTTAATTGAAAATTATGGTCTAACATTTACATGCACTAAAGATAACAATCAAACAGAGCATCCATATCCAAGACCAACTGATTATGCAAGTGGAAAATGGTTAAGTATCGCAGCAGTTCCTAGTGTAGATACATTTAGAGTTAATGTAAATCCAAATCCATCTGAATCGCAATTTACACATACATTTGTACCTAGTAAAACTGTAAATGGTTGTATTCAAAAATCAAATGCAACTGCAACAATCGCACCTAACTCTCTTATATTCAGATGTGCTCAAGATAGTTATCAAACAATCCACGCATACCCAAGAACAACTGATCCAGCGTACAATACCGCATTACCTGTTGGTAGGGTAACAATAAACACTATGAGATTGCAGGTAGGTAAATCACCTGCTGGAACTGGAGGTGCATTAGAATTTACTGTGAAGAATCCTGGTGCAAGATACGTTAATCCTCTGATTGAAACTTCACAACCAGTTTATGAAGATATGCCAGTTGTTGGTATTTCTAGATTAGGTGTAGGAAAGACTGAAGATACTGGAAAGAATTTATTAATGAACTTAAAAGTTGGTGCTGCTAGAACTTCAGTTGGTACTGCTAAGAGTATGTTTGAAATATCCGAATTTGCTATTTCAAGACCTGGTCATTCATTCTCTGTTGGTGATAAATTTAAACCAGTTGGATTAGTTGTTGATAAGAGGTTACAGAAACCATTACAAGAGTTTGAATTGGAAGTTGTTCAAACATTTAATGATTACTTCTCTGCTTGGCAATTTGGAGAATTGGATTTCATCGATAGTTTAAATTCCATGCAGAATGGAACTAGAAGAAGATTCCCACTATTCTTCAATGGACAACTATTAAGTTTTGAAATTGATGAAGAATCGGTATTAGGTGATCAAATAGATTTAAATGCCGTTTTACTAATATTCGTGAATGGAGTTCTACAAACACCAAAATATGCTTATCAGTTTGAAGGTGGAACAACATTTACATTTACCGAAGCACCAATGGCAAGTGATAAAGTTGATGTATTCTTCTATAAGGGTCAAGATGGTGTTGATATTGAACTTGTTAATGTAAATGAAACTATTAAGATTGGTGATGATATTATTCTTCATAAGCATCCATCGTATCCAGATACTATAGATCAAGAAAAAGAAAGAACTATAAAGGATATTCTTGGTTCCGATCTTGTTGAAACTACAATGTATCGTGGTATTGGTATTAATGAAAATCAATCCAAACCTCTCGATTGGACAAAACAAAAAGAAGATAAAATTATTAAAGGTGAATTAATTTCTAAAGCAAGAGAAACTATTGAACCTCAAATATACCCAACAGCAAAAGTAATTTATGATGTAACTACAACTGATGGTGCAGGTCTTACTGGTGGAATATTTGTAGATGATGCAGAATCATTCTTCTATGAAGATTTAGATAATCCAGCACTAGAATCTGGTGACAGATATAATGTGGTTATTAGTGCAGTTGATGCATTATTAATGTCACCTGCAAATCCAACTCCTGCAGCAATATCTGCTACTGTGAGTGCTGCTGGAACAATTACATCTTTAAATATAGATAATACTGGTAGTGGTTATATTGGTTCTACTGCTACAATAAGTATTGCTGCTCCAATTGGTGTTGGTATTGGAACGACTGATAAAACTAAGTTTGCTGTTGTTGGACTATCTACATTTGCAGAAGCAACTGCAACTATAACAGATGGAAAAGTAACTGATTATGATATTACTAATATTGGATTGGGATATAGTGAAACCAATCCACCACAGTGTATAGTTAGATATCCTCAATATGAAACTGAAAAGATTACCTCTTTCTCAAATGTTGAAGGTTATACTGGTATTATTACTGGAATAATAGGAACAAATGCTGGTGGTGGAAAACAACTTAAGTTCTTCTTCACATCATTTAAATCAAATGCAAATAAATTAGCAGTTGGATATCCTGTTTTTATTAAAGATACTAAAATAACTGTTGGATCTGGAGTTACTTCTGTTGATAATAATGATGATGAAATTGTTTCAATTGGATCAACTTTCCTTGATAATATCTACAAGGTTCATTCATTCACTCAATTGAATGATAATCAAGCAGAAATTACATGTAATGTTCTAAGTACAACTAACGGTATTGTTGGAATAGCAACAACTGGTTTCTACGATCAAACTAATATCGGTGCAACAATATCTCTCGGAAAACTAACTTGGGGTAGAATATATAATGGAACTAGATCGACATCACCAATTTCTATTGGAGTTACTGGATTAACTGTTGATTCTGGTCTATCAACATTCCCAACTATTCAGAGAAGAAATTATGGCGGTGTTGATGCAGAACCTGGACTTAGAAATACTGGTTCGATAAGAGTAGTTACTGGATTATAATGAACAGTGTAATTATGTCTATAAATAAAGAAAAAATGTCTAATTTATAATCATGCCAGCAATTGTTACTGATCAGTTTAGAATTTTAAACGCAAACAACTTTGTTGAATCAGTAGA